GCCCAATAGTATGGTGCGAACGCGACCTTGTTGACGGCTACTCTGCCGCCTTCAACCATCAGCTGCCAACCAAGGTTGAGCACACTGACAGCTCGCCCCTCCGCCATACGGGAGCTGGCCTCGTCCTGGTTCTCTAGGAGCCAGGCACGACGCAGCTCACGCACAAAGCAGCGATTGAACTTGCCACAGTTCGATGCTGCTTGGCCGAGCAGCGAGTTGCTGCAACGGCTGGCGTTCGCAGTATCACTGGGATCCAGCGTCTGCGATTTGAGGGTGACGGGGTCTGCAATTGGCATGTTCGCCGCCACGAACACTGTCGGATACACTCGCCCGTCTAGTTCCATAAGTGGATCCGAGACAGATGAGGCAGCCGCCACCTGCAGTGCCATGAAGTCGACGATCCCGACGATCGACTCACGGCTGCCGACCACAGGTTGTGGGATACCAGCCCACCCACGATTGGCGGTATTGATACCACCAAACGATGCTTTGTACTTTATACTGCGAAGTACGTCGCGAACAACAGTGCCGTCGGCACCCGACGAGGCCACAGACAAGACCTTGGTCAAGCCTGTGGCCATAGCGAGGGCAAACAGCCCGCCGGCTCCCGCAGCTTGGTAATTGCTGCCAAGAATCCGCAGCGCCTCGAGAGCTCCGCGGGCCGCCTCCCACCCGGCCAACCAAGGAACAGCGGACCTGTTCTCCTGATCAACGGCCAGACGGTCGGTGACCACTACGGAGCCCACAGCTGCCGCAGCCCAGATGATGGCTCCAAAGACACCTTGTGATGATGAATCATCGGCGTAGTGTGGTAGCCAGATCACGTCGTCCTGCGCGCCTAGAGGGCTGGTGTAGCCTGCAATAGCGTGCAAAGAGAGAGCTTCACCTCGTGACAGGTCGTACGAGTTGACCCTCGGGTCAAGGGTGTACGCTGCCACGAATGAAGCCAATCGCTCCACTATTGCAGAATGGTCGGCGACACGGAAGTCGCCAGTGTGGTGGGCGTACGCACGAGCCTTGGATATGAAATCCTCGACTGCCTGCGACGAAGGGCGGTATGATGCATCTACTGC